AAAATGCTACATTTCGTAAGAACTGTCTTGCCATGCCCTCTAGGAAGGATAACGGCAAGCTGTCTCACATCAAGATCATTAACTGCATCAGCCACCTGATAATGAAAGAAAGGTGTCTCAGAGCGCATAAAATCATCAGATAGAAATAACTTACCAAATGAGATTAAATCATTCTTTGCCAATTGTAATACCTCTTCTGCCTTAGAGACATTCTGGGTATTAATCATGGCCATATTTAGCCCTTAGAATTATTTATCTTTTGACCAACTAATTTACGTAATGCTGGTGGTAATGATCCAGATACACCTTTTATCGCCTGTTTACTTTTAGGCCCTATTTGACCATCCACCTTTAAAGCCTGAGGTGCAGCATTCCCAGTCTTTTTTGCAATAACCTCATTGTACATATTTAGAGAATTCTGTAGAAACGTCGCATCATTCTCATCAACTGATGGAATAACACTCCTATTGTCTTCTGCAGATGCATTATTAATAAACTGATCCTCCGGACTTTGCATTGTAGGACTACCCCCACCATTGCGAGCCTTCTTAATAAAGTCCTGAACCATCCTACCGCGATCTTGATTGTTATAACCTTTTGCCATAATTATCCTTTTTGTTTGTAAGGTATTAACCTATTTAATGCAGCCTTGCGCTGTGCGCATGCACCACATTCTTCTACTTTAGGAGCTACAGCCTTTATTACCTTTGCCACCGTGTCTCCAAAGCCTCTGCTGGGGTTCTTACGATATCTATCACCAATTGTACTCATTATTTACCCTCCTTATACTTCACATCTTGATACTGATAATACATTCCGCCAGTTTCCTCCCCATGTACTTTTCCTCCTTTAACCTTATGCTTCTTATCCACCGGATGAGCTTTCTTATCATATGGTCATGTATGGTATCCTTTTTTCATCTATGGATTATCCGATGCTGCATAAATACTTAATGCTTCCAGCCCTATTAACTTATCCCAATATGCTGTATTTGGTTCTATTCCCAGATCTAGTAATTTATCTGAAGCCTGATTGAATGCATCCAATGCTACAGGGTTCCTGTCTTTATATTGTGACCATATAGCATCTATTCTATCTGGCATATTTAAATCTTGGTTTAACATTAAATCTGTTTCTGACCCTGGATTCGCAACCAACTTATCTACAGAAGGAATCATATCATCACTGTCTAGAAGCATAGTTCCCTCTGTATATTTAAATTCTGGTCTATTTATTCCCTGATCGCTTAATTCCGTCTCTATATCTCCCCTATATTGTTCATCCCATCTACCAAGCATGCTTTGATTCTGATAATAAGCATCCCATTCCGAACCCTGACGGAATTCTACTCTTTGAGTTTGTTCCTGACTAAATTTAGAACTAGCCATTAAGTGCCCATATCCTGATATATACTGATTTCCAACATGCCCACTTCGAATGTCCCATTCAGATATATATGCAGGCTCATCTGCTGAATAGCCTTCATTAGTGGTCATAAACATACCTAATGCATTACCTTCCTGATCATATTCAAGTGACATATTATAATCTGGGACATCCAAAGTTCCCTCTGTGTCATTAAATGTCCACCCATAATCCTCTAATACTTTATCATTCTGGTAAAAATCCTGATTATCTATGTCTTCATAGTGATTAAACTTAACAGTACCACCTTGTCCTGACTCATTAGGGATCCACTCCGCACCAGCATTATTTGTTACCATGTCATACAATGCTTGAGTCTGATCAGTTTTTTTGTCACTCCAATCTTGAAATTCATCCCAATCTTCATCTGGAAGATTCCATATCGGAGTTCCCGTATATCTATCTGGCTGTGTTTCTATGGCTACTGAATGACCAGTCAAATTCCCCTGATCATCATAAGTACCATACTTCTCATCTAAAAATTCTTTACGCTCAGCAGATATAGACCGCATTGAATGCATGTAAGGGTTACCTCCGCCTGTTGACATGGGAACTGATTCTCCAGTCCAAACATCCCTTAGGACACCCTCTGGCTCATCAACTTCTTCAGGTCTTCCGCTCCATCTTTCTGTATATTCAGGATTAGTAGCTATATCTTGATACTGAGATTCATATTCTGCCAACTCCTCCAGATCAATTGTTTTTCCAGCATAACCAATATCTTCCAATCTAGGATCTCCATCTAACTCAAATGGAGCCTCACTCAGTCCTGCAAATTTTGTTTGCTTACGATCATAACCAGTTACAGATACCTGGCCAGAATTAATAGCGTGTACTGCATCTGCAAAGGTTCCGTCTGCATCTGCTGGATTCTTTGCGGTAGTGAAGTCACCTCTTGTGATGGTAGCACCAGCAGTAGCTGGTTCACCCCATGTATGATCAGTCTGGAAAAGAACCTCCGTATCATCTCCAAATGCAAAAGATAAATTTACACATGAACCATACTCTCCAGCACTGCAAGAACCATAAGCTACCTGGTCAAATTTATTAGATAATCCGGTATCCTGTATAATAGTCCTCCACCCACTAGGGCTCAAACTCCCATAAGTACCTCCAGATCCCGCTTTCTCACTTCCAGGACTTGCATGACCCATAACAAATAATTTAGTTCCATTTTGGACAAAAGGCTGGCCATTCAAAGATTTAGCGCTAGCTACCTGATTAAATGCATTTTTTATCTGAACCCCATCCTCTCCAGCACCCACAACTACCAGGTATTCCACAGGCTTACCACCAATTATAGGATTATTTTTTGCAAAATCATGCGCTTGAATTGGGAATTTTCCATGCGTTTCATCTTTGTAAGGCAACCCGTTTAAAAAAGATACATCATCTTTATTTCCCTCAGCAAAGATAACAATCTTTAAGGTATCAGACATATCAGAAACGTTAGACCAATCTACTTCATCATTATAGTTACTCATCTTTTTTCTCTACCAATACTTTCTGCTCTGCTTCCTCAAGCATCTCAGGGGTAAATCCTTGAAATAATGCTCCTGTGACCTGGGTCACACTTGTTTTATTCTTATCCTCAAGGTCCAATATGTCACTTAACTTAAAAAGCGCCCGTAAGCGCACATCTTCCTTTTCTGCATTTTTAGAAGTATACTGTATATCTTCTAATACAGACTTAGGTTCTATGCCTAATTCCTCACATATTGGTTTTAACTCTTCTTTCATAGCTGTAAAAATCCTTTCAGTCTTAACAAGTGTTGCAGACTTCTCTGTAGCATAACGCATATTATCTGTAGGAAATGCCTTCAAATAAGCATCCCTGGGGCTAAAGCCTGAAGATAAATAGACAACAAAAAGTTTTTCATGCTTACTCAACTTAGTCCGGTCCAAGAGAATGTCATCGGGCACCTTATTCCCGCCAAAGGAATATATATTGGTACGCTTACTGGTATCAATCCTGACATTTGGACTCACCGGGAATGTCCCAGTGCAGATACCTATGTATTCTCTGACCTTCTTTTTACCTTTCGCACGTAACATCTGACCCCTGCGAATCACCTGGACTATACATCCATCATCAGCAAGAATCCAGTCGCCAATCTGACCATCACGCCATTTCTCCATAATCTTTAGCCCTGGAGGAAGCTCGTCACGACTCTCATACACCTTATGAGTTATTCTATTAACTTTATACGATCTCATCTGTGCAAGCATCTAAGTCGCAACCGAAGGTTGCACAGCCCGTCAGGGCTGTATTAACTTTCTGCAATTAAACCCCTTCTTATAAGACTCTTAATTGTCTCATCATCATAATAATCGGGGTCAATCTGAATATTGTAAGAGGCAGTACCAACATCTTCTGTTATTTCCTCTTCAATGTATTCTATTGTATCATCGCTTTCATCATACACAATTGTCAATGTATATACTTTCATATAACCCCCTTTTCACTAGTAGTAATCTACTAGGTTTAAAATCTAAAATCAAGCTTTTTTTTCAGCTGTAAGTACTTTATTTTACAGAACTTTGAAAATTTAGACCAGCGAGTCGGAATCTGAGTATCCAATCCAAACAGCTTTTGGCGGAATTCTGCAAAATTATCAAACTCACCTTGCATGTGCATATAATCAGTCAATGTCTGACAGAGATCATATACAGCCCTCTGATTATTGTCTATTTGCAATGATAACTGATCTATCCGGTTTTTTATCTGTTTCCTCGTCAGTGCTTTGTTTTCTCTGGGTATCATATTCTATTATCCTATGTTTGTGATTAACCTCACAATATACAGGGCATTGATAGCCTTTATCAAGCTTTTTTCCTATTTCACCTAAAATAACATAAATTATAAAAAAAATTATTTTACCTGTGTCTGGCGTGTTAATGACCACACCCCTATGTTGAGGACTCCTATCCCCAGCACATACCATGGTGCACCATACCACCAGAAGTACAGTTGCAATAATCCTACTATTAAGTTTACC